CAAAAGGGTTTGTTTCGCCTGACCGCTTCCGGTGTGCAAGACCGGGGGCGGTCATTTTTTTTTGCATTTTGAATGGATGTTGAATGAGCCAAAAGCCCGGTAAGGAAAGCGGTTTGGGATATTCCTTCAACATTCAAGATGGTGCAGATACTTCAAATATGAAAGAAAAAAAGAGTATATAAGAAGTATGAAAAATATAACCAGAAGGGTTTTGATCTTGAATGTTGAAGGCTTCAAAGCTGGCTCCGTAATACAGGCGGCTTCAGAAAAAGTTTGAAAGTATTTTTATAGGGTTCACGAAATAACACCTTTTCTTTGGTCAACGCTTGGAGTATTGAAATAATTGCTTTTCGCTGTGCGGGATCAAATCTTGAATAAATATCTTTTTGCAAAATACCGGGTTCCGCTTTTACAATTTCTATAATCATCCGCCTGATCTGTGGCCCATTTTCAAGTAGGAAATCAGCCTGTTCTTTTTTGGCCCTGAATTTTTGTTCATATACGGCCCAATTTTCAATTAAATCTTGATACCCTTCTTCTATTCGTTCTTCAAAATTGAAATCATCACAACGGCTGTTGAAGCAATGATGATACATAGATTCATACCATCGTTTCCCTTCAGGAGAAGCATAGCAGAAATCTTTTAGGGTATGCAATGCACCTAAAGAGATTTCATAGGCCAAACGGTAGGAATCTATATCCCCATAATCTTTCATTTGTGGGGTAATTGCTTGTTGTTCCAATTCATGGAGATAGTCATAATTGGTAACAAAGAAATTATCGGATGGATCGGGAATATATGATGAATACTTTTTAGGTTTTGGAGTGGGTGATGCTGACGAATGAGAAGCTGGCCTTGTTAGGGATGTTTGCTTTGGCTTCTTTTTTCGCAGAAGGAGGAACAAGAAGAAGCCCATGATAACATCCGTCATAATGAACACAGGGCGGAGTTCTGGCGCTTCCATAAAAAACATGATTGTGTAAACAATCAGCC